AACCAATGCTTATTATGCAGACTCGATTGCAAGTTTGATGTTAGCAAACGTATCCACGAACCAAGCAGTTGGGTAGTAGATAGGGAATGCCAAACGCTCTTCAACAACAACTGTTACCAAGTTGTAAATAGCGTTGTCTTGGTCTTGGTCAAACAAGCGAACCGATACTCCTTCGCGTTGTGCGATTTGAGCAGCGTTAGTATCTCCAATGTAAAGCGTTCCAGCAGCAACTGAAGTTGACTGATAAACTGGAATACCTTGAAAGAATGCTGATCCACCTTCGTAGGTGATTTGGTCAAACAAGTACTGCCCGTTGCTACCTTTGTCGCTCAATGCGTCGTAGTAGTCGATTGGGTTAAGTACAATAGCGTTTGCGTTGTGCTTGTTTGCAGCTAATACACCGCGAGCAGCAATCATCGCATCCCACTTGTTTGAACCGTCTAATGCATACTTGTCATCGAATACTGTACCAGCGATGTCGGCATCTGTAAGTGCTCCTGCTGCAAGTCCAGTCAAGTTTGCTCCTGAACCAGTACCAGTCAAAAGTTGAGTATCTTCTACTTTCAACAACTCGATTACTCCGTAGGTTTGAAGGAATCCAGCCAATGCAGGAATGTCGTTTAACAACTCCTCGCTGATGCGCTTGTGATGAGCAATCTTGCGAGCAGGTGCTTCTTTCATTTCAAAGTCGTTGTCGCTTTGTGGCTTAACAACTCCTTCGCCTACTGGTGTTGGTGCTCCATCTACCGCAGTTTCTTGTGGGTAAGCGAAGATGCTTCCAGTCATTGGTACTACGCTGAACAACGAGCGAATGTTGAACGCCTCACGCTTAAGTGGAGTGATGGTGCTCAAACGAGTTGGCTCGATGAATGATACGTTGGTACCGTTAGTCAATGAAGCTGCTCCAGTCATTGTACCGGCAGCTTTCATGCTGATAGGTGCAGTAGTCTTAGCTTCGCGTGCTTGGAATGCTTTGAATGAAGCATCCTCCATCAAACGCTCTGCAAGGCCTTTTGAGTTTTTGAACTCGCCACCGTTCTCACGAAGTTTTTTCACGTCGGTTACCAAACGATCGTAGTCGTCTTGGCTGATACCGGCCATTGAGTTTACTTTCTCGGCAAGGTTGCTTAATGCTGACTTTGTTTCTTCTGCGATTCCCGCAGCAGATGTGGCCTCGTTATTGGCCTTTTCGATTTGCGCGTTGATTTCATTTTTGATCGCGCCCAATTGTTCTTTCAATTCCATTTTTTGAATCAATTATAGGTTATTCCATATGCTTAATAAATCCACCGGCTCGTTAGTCGCTTGAGTGGATTGCTCCGGCTCTGATACGCTAACAAGTGATTTCAATGCTTTCTCTATATCCGATACCTCGTGCTCAATTAGCTTGAAGGTTTCGTCGGTGTAATCGCCGTTGCGTAGTACGTTGTTTAGTTTGGATAACCGCCCTAACAACTCGCTGGCAAACTCTGCTTTCATTTCTGACTTCATCCCCACTACTGGAGTGTTCTCATTCGCTCCCCACGTTACGCTGGAATACTCCCACAACTTGACTTCCTTAATCAGTTGGTATTCCTTGTTCTCGGCCATCTCTGATTTGATAATCTCAAACCCGATGGAATGCTCCGTAATAACCCCGTCGCGATATAACTTAATGTAGTCGCCATCGCGAATATCTGATACCTTGCTATCTATCAGTAGTCCGTTCTCATCCTGGACCATCGTTAGTGGTGTACCAATCGGGTTGTATCTGTCGTGCTGGAATAAGTGCTTAATACGTGGTCGTGGTGATTGTGGTCCGCGTTCCTGAATGGTCTTACTGAATGCGCCCTTCTCGATAATATCACCGTCTGAATCCACGTTGCCGAATGCTGAAGCATACAAGGTAACAATACCTTTGCTCTCATCTACATCGGCCACCGGTAAAGATGTGTTCTTGTATATCATGCTACAAACTTATTTCTTCTTCTCTTTGTCTTGTTCTAAATCGGTTACTTTGGCGATTGGGTGATGTTTGTCGTAAACTATCTGGCTCACGAACTGGTAACTCACTCCGAACTTGAAAGATAACTCTGCCATCGTTTCGCGGACCTTTCCATCATTCTTGCGTAGGATTTCAAAGTAGTGCTTTCTGATTAATACTCGCTCGGGACTTTTGCGCTTAACGCATCCAAGCTGGTCTAATACGTGCATTAAGTTGAGGGTAACTCTGTCCTCGATTCCGTACTCCTTACGAACAAACTCGGCAAACGCTTTGCGTGCCCTTAGTTTACCTCGCTGAAGTTCTGCTTTATCGAAGTCATTCATATTGGTTAAGATTGGTTGTACTCTGGATTGTTGGGTGTGATGTAAACCATCGTGCATCGGCAATTAATTACCTCCGATGCTGGTGCTCCTACCATCTGCGGCTTATCCATCGGAGTTCCATTCACGTTGAAGTAGTCGTCTAATAATACTACCGTTCCGTTTACTGCTCCGTGTGATTCTCTCTCCCTTCCATCTAATGAAGTAATCCACTTCTTCTTCATCTGCAAACCCGTTGCTTTGGCTGCTTGCAAGCTGGCCTCATTGGCTGCGATGCCTACCTCTGTCCTCATTACCCGGACCGCTCTGTATCTGTTCTGCTTACCCATGTATTCGCGGGTGTAGCTTTGGATTCGCTTCCTCGCTTGGAATACCGATAACCCCTCATTCACCGCCTCTGCCGTTGCTAACCTGATGGCCCGTAGAAATAACTCTCTGCTGGTTTCGGTCATCATCGTTGCCTTCAATCCCGATTGCGTTGCAGCAAACCGAATCGCTACCCGTGCCCAGTCATCCAGTAACGCATCTGATACGGGTGGAATAGTCATTGCACCTGCTACCAATGCAACGCCCGTTTCTACCTCTTTTTTTGCCTTCTGCGCGTCTTTTGCGATTGCTTCGTATGTTCCCCTTGTGAAGGTCTTAAAAGTGTCCTCGTAGGTCTTGTAAAGGGTTTTCTCTACCTGCTCCTGCTCAATGAATGCAGTCAAGGATTCCATCTCGCTCTGCGTAGTGGCATTCCCTAACTCCCGAATCGCTCTGCTGATACCCTGCTGAAGTGCGTTGTACGTTGGTCGTGTGTACTTCCTCTCAATCCTGGCCTTCGCCCGATTCTGACTTCTGCTTGTGTTCATAATCGTCTATGTCGATGTGTTTAAGTGGATCGCCCTCAATGCTCACATCGTCGATATTTATCCTGCCTCCGTTCATGTAGTTATAGTCCATTGCCTTGTGCCCTTCGTGCATTGCATCTCCTAACTTCTCGCGGAATTCGTTTAGTGTGTATGCGCCCAACTCAACGCCTATCTTATAAATCTCTGCTAACTCTTTGCGATCGGCTTGTAGTTCTGGTACTTGGCTAAAGTCGGGTTCGATATAAACGTTTCCGTAGCTTGGTGCTAACCAACGGTTAAACTCATCGGCAAACGCCTGGACCAATGGAATAATAGCATCCGTGTACGCTACCTTCCGTGCCGTGCTCATGTTGTTGTACGTACTTGCGGAATCATCATTGAATAACTGACTCGGTACGTGGTAAACTCGGCAAAGGTCTTGTAGTGAGAATTTAAGGTCCTCGATAATCGCCATATCAACTGGACTCAATCCTAAGTTGGTGTACTTAATCCGAGCAGAAATGAACGCCATCTTTCCTTTGTTGTCCGCTCCGTTGTATTTCTTATCCCAACCCCGCGCCAATGCTTGAGCCTGCTCCTCTGTAAAATAAGCCTCGCTCATTGGATCGCCATCTGAACTAATGATACCGATTGCTCCGTTGTTTTGGAATGCTTTCTGACTTGCTATCTGCGCATCGTTTGATTTGCTGATAGTTCTTGCGGCCGCTCGTAGTGGACTCATCCCGTATAACTCCTCTCCGTAGTCGAAGTCAAAGTTTGGGAATTTGTCGTGTAGTACATCGGAATAAGGAAAGCGAATTACCTGGTCGCCTATGTTGAGTTTGTACTCGCTTACCGGGTTCATCCATCCATCGCTTACAATCTCGGTGTAGTGCGCTGGCATGATAAACATCTCCAACGCCTGGCCTTGATTCCTTCCGCTTTCAATTCGTGGTGAGTAAATGTAAGTATTTCCCGTGATAAGTTTGAATCCGTAATACTGCTGAAAGAACTCGCTTCGCGCCTGAAGTTGATTCGGAATGTCAAGTAGATTGTATAACGGGTGGTCTGCCAATACGTTACCCTCAAAGTCCTTTACAACAAACTTGGTAAGTGCGGCCTTCTGTGATATCCAACTGACTATGGAATAGACCAAGCTATTAACGTTGTAGGCTTGTGTAATGTAGCTTCTGCTGGCATCGTCGATGCTTAGTGGAGTGTTCATTCCAATATAGGAATAAAGCGCTCTTAGAAGTCGGTTATTTGCGTCTGCCTCGTACTGCTTTCCGAATAGCTTACCTATGCGTTCTCTGAATGTCATATTATTACGAATCCTTTCTTTTGTTGTCTGCTCTGTAACGCCATCACCATTACATCCACTTGATCGTCGTGCTTTGCGTAAGGGAATTGTGTTACCTCATCTAAAAACCTCCTATTCCAGCTTCCAGCGATTAATTTAACCCTTCCAGCCTCCACCATTGCACTCACCGCGTTCGCTCTTGTTACCTTGTCCGTATCCGGTGCTTTGTCCTCTAATACGTTTAACCCCGTCGTGCTTTTGATTTGCTGAACGATGCTCTTACCGCTGGCCTTTGGCTCAATGTATATTCTCGAAGCTGACGTGTAGCCGTTGTGCATTACGAAGGTCTTGATGTATTCGCAAAGTTGCGGAAACTCGAGCCATACTTGTTCTACTTCCCTAAAATAAAAGAAGCTGCCGTCTGTCGCATACGCTAATAATGCTGATGGATCGTTGGCCTTGTTGCTCGTGTAGGCCGTATCAAGTCGGTAGTTCCATACTAACCCTTCCGGTACTTCGTTTACGATGTCAAACCATTTCGCCTTGAAGATATTACCCTCCGGTGGTGCGGGTTGCTGAAGTATCTGCCCTGCATAACCTGCGCTTCCTAAACTTACTCGGTATTCGTGCAGAATCTTATCGTTGAATCGCTCTGGCCAAAATAGGCCATTTTTATAATATTGTGATAATTTCGTCGGCTTAAGACTTTTTGTGGCCTCTCCTGGTATGCAGATGTGCCGATAACCTCCTTTGTTGAGCAGATATCCTGATAGGTCGTCTTCGTGTAGCCTCTGCATTACGATGATTCGTACTGCCGTGTGTGGGTTCTTGGTCCTCGAGTAGAAGGTTTCCGAGTACGCTCGGTTTACTCCGGTTCGTTCTACCTCGCTGAATGCCATCTTTGGGTTTAGTGGATCATCCATAATGATTACGTCTGCACCCATTCCCGTTACCGTACCCGTTACACTTGTTGCGAATCGCTTACCTCCTTTGTCGTTTTCGTAGTTGCTCTTTACGTTTTGGTCCGTTACGATTTGGAATAAGTGGCCGAAGTTCTCAATGAACCAATCGCTTTGTATCAACTGCCTGGACTTTCTCGCGTGTTCGGTGCTTAGCTGATTGCTGAAGCTGGCCGTAATGAAACTCATGTAAGGATTGATTACCCAACTCCATACCGGGTAGATGATCGTGGTAAGTAGGCTTTTGCTGGACCTGAATGGTACGTTGATAATGATATCGCTGTGTGCTGGTATTCCCTTCCATATCCTTAGCGTTTCGGTTTCCATTACCTCGCAAAGGTACTTGATGTGCCAATTATCCAAGTAGGGGGTTTGTGGCTCTAATATCTTAAAAGCCTCACGGTAGAAATTGTAGTAGTTGTAGTATTTAGGATTCTTCAGCATATCGCTTGTCCAGAATCTCCTGCACTTGGTCGTCACTCAACGTGTGCAGTTTCATATCGTGGGTGTTCTTGCTTTCGGTGTATTGCATCGCTAACTTCTTGAGTTCCTCGTCCGTAGATATTAGCTTCATCAATGCAAGTTGTAGCGTCGGGTTCTCGCTCTGATACCACTTCGATCGGAGTGAACTCTTTACCTCGATGCGGTTCTTGGTAAGTGCTTCTTTTATAGCTTCCGATTTTTCTAACTCGTGCAGGTAGAAAGTGCTGGTGCTGATTCCAATCATTGGTGGAACGTCGGTTACAAAAAATAGCCGATGCTTTTGAATTGCTTCAACTGATTTCCGTTCGAGTTCTTCTTTATTGTATGCCATTCCTTTACTCTTTTAACTTCATTTTTGACTCCAACGTAAACGGGTAATCTTCCGGGTACGTGTCCCACGCGATATTGCTTCTTTTCTTTGTCTTGATTAACATCGGTGATAAATATTTTCTCGTTATCTCGTGGTGCAATCTACCTCCGTTCTTTACTTGCCTTGTTGCTCTTATGGCACTTGGAAATTGTATAGGACAAACGAGCGCCTTGTTTAATAGTTTAACCTCGTTATATAAATCGGTTAAGCCTCCTTTTGCAGTTGCGCTTGTCGTTTGCTTCAATACCAACCCATCGCCCAAACTTCCCGTAAACAACCCCTCATTCATAACGTTGACAAACTGACTCGTATCGTCATCCGGCGCCCCTCTCTCGCCCATGTAAAGAAATCGCCTATCAATAAACGTTGTGTTCATTACCTTATGCCGTAACAATTTGTCATTGTGACCTCCAATAAAATCGCCCGTTTGACTTATACCAAACAAACCAATACGTTGACGATTCATAAACTCCTTAACGCCATTAAATGTTGACTCAATGTCATAATAATTAGCGACCCGGTGATACTTACCCCTACGCTTTATCTCATACCCGTTTGTATCGTCGTCCTGCATCACAAAAAACTCAATACCCAACCTCTCCGCAACGTCATAAAACAAATTTCTCATTTGACCCGCTGATCTTCGCGATTCACTTGGTCGGTGAACGTAGTCAAACCTCCTTCGTGACTCCTCTAAACTCAACACATGCAAATTCGCACCCACCTTGTCCGTCAATTTTTTGTACTCGTCATAATCTTCCGCTTGGTCATCAATTACCACGTGCAAATTCTGCACCATCCACCCAATTTTGACAAAATATTTTAGCGTTTTGCAATTGTCCGCTCTCTTGTATGACGGAATAAAAATATCAATCATTGCTCCAATCTTCAATATATTCGTGTGCCCTTAAAATGTCATCATCGATAAAACCCTGCAACCCACTATCGCTTAAAACCAACCGCAACCGCTCCATTACTTTTTGCTCCTCATCATCGGCATTAAAAAAGTAATAATTCGCCACCTGCTCAAAATTGATTCTGATAAACCGGTACGCAAACCACTTTAAAACCTCCTTTTGCTCGTCGCTCAACGGACTTTCTTCTATCGCCTTAACCTTTGCATGAAACTTGGTAAAATCAACGCATTCCGATAACGTAACGTTTGGCTCTTCTTTCGGTTGATAATAAACGTCCTGAAATTCGAGTTTACTCAATTTTTCCGTTTCCGTTTCCGTTTCCACCGGAACGTCCAATCCCCATTCATCGAGTAAATCCGTATCCCATTCACTGGCTAATAACTCCCAATCCCATTCGCCTCCTGATACGTTATCCTTTATGATGAACTCGCGTTGCTGCTCTTCGGTTAAGTTGTCCGCGTGAATGATCGGTACTTCTTTGAGCCCAGCCTCCTTGCAGGCCTTTAGTCGCATATTACCTCCCAGTACGATCATATCCTGATTCACCACTATTGGCCGTATCTCCAGCATCTCTGGAAAGTCCTTGATGCTCTGTACCAACTTTCTGAACTTGTCATCCTTGATTACTCGCGGGTTGTTCGGGTTGGCCTTTACCGTGCTGATGCTTACCTTTTCAATCTTCATAACTATCTCTGATATCTTTTAATGCTTGTAATTCGGCCTCCTTATCGAAGTCGTGCTCTGCATTCCTTATCCTGATGTAAACATCTCCTCCGTTGCCTATGGTTAAGGTGAGGGTGAAGTCCTTCCATCGGTAAATGCACTTGTCGTCTGCGATGGTTAATTTGCGGCCGGTTACCTTCATAACAACTGCTTTAATTTCTCAAGATACACAACAAAGTCCATCGCCTCTTCTTGAGCGTGTTGCACCCATTCTTTCACGCTTAGGTCGTTTCGCTCCATTGTGGTTCCGTACTTCCTTTGGCCTCTATCGCTGCGCTCCTGGAATTGGTCTTTAATGCTTTGGATTATTTGGTCATTCATCGATGCTCGATAGTTTACGTTCGCACCATCTTAGCATTGGATCGCCTCCCCAAGCTGCATACATTACTGAACCGCATACCTCTTTACCATCTTCGTCGGTAAGGCTTCCCGTATCGTAAACCGATGCTCTGCTCAAAAAGGAATAGGTCCTCTTAATGGTTCGGACTGATAATGGTTCACGGTTTGCCAACTGCCGTGCTCGTGCCCATCCAACCGCAGTTCCGCAGTTGCTTCCGTTCTTCTCTCGGTGCTTGATGGCCTTCTTTGCTTCGTCTGATGCGCTTTTAGGATAGTCCGCGTAGGTTTCCTCTTTCTCCGTAATTTCTTTCCATTGAGCGTAGCAAACCGCTAACCGTTTGGTTCCTATTGGATATTCCTCCTCCATCAATGGTTCGGTGTAGCATCGAATGATGAAGTCGTATTCGCTTTCTTCTGGTCCGGGTTTAGGAATTGGCATCTTCGTTGTTTTTTAGGTTGTAGTATAAACCCAACCCTGCAATAACCGCTACCACGATCGAGCAGATTTGCGCTAAGGTGAGTAACGTGGCCGTTAAAAACCCAACTCCGTTATCGGTTACCACCCATATCAATAGGAATAAACCTACCCCAAACATACTAAGGAATGCAAGGAATATGCGTACTAACTTCTCGGTGTGATCGTCTTGTTCTTCGTATTTCATAATCTAAATTTAGTGAATTGTTTTAATATATTAGTCAAATATCGGACTTTTTTTGCATTGCGTTACCCAGCCTTCGGTACTTGGCTTTCATCTCTTTGAGTTCATCGATGGAATACTTCTTTATTTTCCCTCTCCTGGACTTTAACTGCTCGAACTTCTTATCCCCTATGCGAAGTGGTAAACGCTCTGTGTACTCGATTAAATTGCCGTGTAGGTGCTGATTGCAAGCCACGCATTGTCCGTGTACGTTATCCGCATCGAATCTTAACTCTGGAGTGCTACCTACTGAATAATAATGCCCTGCATCGTATTTGCCCACTAATGGCTTGCCACAACTGATGCAAGGCTTATTCTTATCGCGTAGCCTGATGTAACGATTGAACTGCGTTTGTACCTCCTTCAGCCAATCGGACTGCGTTTTAAGTGCATCTCTGCGTTCCTTCTTCTCCTTATTCCACCGCTTCTTCTCTTGTTGCTTAGTGTAGGCCATCGCGCAGATCGGACTGCATACCATTTGCGTTGTGGTGTACTTCGGAGTGAAGGTGTTCTTGCAGATCTTACACTTCTTTGGCTTCATATTGGTTTATTGCTTTGAATATCTGTAACGCTACTTGTGGTACTATTGCGTTTCCTCCTGCTTGAAGTCTTTGTCTTTTGAACTCCACCCTGGAGGAAAGCCCATCAACCAATCTATCCAATCTGGGTTCGGTGTCCCACCAAGTTGATCTGGCAAGGTTGGTGTTAAATCCCCTTTCGATCGCTCTCGCCATTTTTTTGAGCTCATCCCTTTCCAATCCCTGCTCGTTGGTGTGCGATACAATAATTGTTCTGGTCCTTCTGTGAGGCGCTCCAATTCTGGAAGCTGGTACATTGAACCACAATGAATCATACCCGATTTTGGTAAGTCCTGCAAGGACTGTTGATAATCCTCGAACATTGAGATTTGTACTGTTTTCCACGACAACCCATCTTGGTCTAAGAAGGCATAACACCCTTTCGAACTCGTACCACAATCCTGATTCAGTTCCATCTTGTATTCCTTTTGGTTTTTCTATTGCGTTCTTTGCATTCGTTATATCTACACACGGGAATCCGCCCGTAATAATATCTACCTCGCCAATTTCATCATCCCATTGGCTGCAATCTATGCATTCACAATCGGCAAAGTCCTGGTTATGTCGATCGCACCACAATACCTCTCTATCGCCGTAGATGTCATCGTATTCATCGCTAAAACGATAAATATCTTTTACATCATTTATAGAAATCGCTTTTGGAAATCTTTTTTTCAAAACTTCCCTTTGGTATTCTTCCTTTTCACAATGGAATATGTTTTCCCACCCCATCCATTCTGCTGCAAGGTCGAACCCTCCGATTCCTGAAAATAAGCTCCCGTGCCTCATAACACTTCTACCATCTTGAGGAATCCGTTATCAACTGGTACTATCTTTGTTTCTCTCAATCGCTTGGCCAATTGTTGGTAGTTGTATTCGCTCGTTTCCGCCATCGCGCTCTTTACGGTCTTGTAAACCTTGATGTTGTTCACGCTCTCAAAATAAACTACTACCGGCCTCTCTTTATATTTCATCTGTTGTAAGTTAATTATAATTCCTCTGCTATTTTCTGAAGTGCTTTCCTGATCGTATCGCTCATGGTTTTTGCATTTAGCTTCTCTTGAGCCCTTTCAATGTTTTTAATATCTGAATCATTGGCTCGGAATCGCAATGTAGTATCTAACCTTCTTTTCATCGAATGTAAGTGTTTCTGTTTTTAGTCTGTTCTAATTAAAATGGGAATGAATCGTCGATATCTTCTTGAGCGTGTGCAGCTACCTTCGCTTGGCTCTGAACCACTCGCTTAACATCTCGTGCGATGATGTTGGTGTACCTGGTACCGTCTTTCTCGGAGTAACTCAACTCGCCTTCAATATACACCATATCGCCCTTCGCGAATCCTGATGCTTTCTTAGCAGCGTAGCCGAAGGTGGTGATGTTATGCCATTGGGTGTCCTCTTTCCAGTTCCCTTCTTTGTCTTTGTAGTTTCGGGTGGTGGCAAGTGAGAACGTTGCCATTGTGATTTCACCGTTGCGTTCGGTGGTTCTTGGTTCTTGGCCGATGCGACCTAAAATAATGCTCTTGTTGATCATTGTGTTTAATTAAAGGGTTAAATTGTTATTCGTTGTGATGTGCAGAAAGTGCACTAACCACTATTTTCGCTTTTAATGGTGTGTAGTTCCATCACTCTTTGGTGTTAAAGGTTTCGTTGTATAAGGAGTTGTGCATAATACTACATCAGTCTTTCATTAGCGATATCGCAGTATTCTTTACTTATCTCACTTCCTATAAAATTTCTATTGTTAGCCTTAGCCATTTTCGCAGTAGTTCCACTTCCCATAAAGCAATCATAAACTAAATCGCCTTCATTGCTCCAACTTATGATATGGTCATTTGCTAATTGTTCGGGAAATATCGCACTATGTCCATAAGCTATTTTGTCAGTAGTAGATTTCATATAACCTACTTTGTAAGTCCATATATTAGTCCTTCTTCCGTACTCATTTATTACAACATCTTTTCTTTTGCTTGTAGTTCCATCTGCGTTCCTTACTGTTTTACTACTTGTTTTTTTACCCGCTTGTTTATTTTTTCTGTCGCAAATTAGGTTATACGCTTTAGGTTTACCATTGCTAAATACAAACATATACTCCATACAGCTCCAGTATCTATTTGGAGAGGGTTTTTGAAATGAATCTTTATAGTATATCATAGTATCGTGAAGATTAAACCCACACTCTTTAAAATATAGGGCTTGTCTAAAACTTGTGCCAGTCTCGCTGCCTTTTATAGTAGCATCACCCACTACCCATACCACAACTCCACCTTCTTTAGTTACTCGGTAGAGTTCTTTGGCTATACTTTCAAAATCAAAACTATACCCATTGTACGTTCTCAAATTATCATAAGGTGGTGATGTTACAACTAAATCAACAAAGTTATCAGGCATTTTAGCCATTGTGTCAAGGCAACTTTCGTTATATATTTTATTTAGTTCCATCAATCTTTTGTGTTATAAATTGTCAAGGCATACCCTGACGTTACTGCAATTATTGTAAGGTTATATCCTTACTCTATACTTTCCACTTGGTTTGGATCGGGAATCGCGATATTGAATACCTCCGATGCAAACATCTGCGCCTCGTTTACCAACTCCATAAATTCCGAAGTGCTCAAGTCCGAAGTTCCCCTCTTCTCCTGGAATACCTCACCCTCCAAAACGCTCTCCTGCAAGATTACCGAATATCCATATTTTTGGATAATTAGATCGGTGATTAGCTGATGCGTTTGTTCTTTGTTTCGCGCCATTCCAGCCTCTCTGAAGCAGTCTTGGAAGATTGGTACTATAACTCCCCACCAATAGGCATTCTGCTCGTTAGATCGCTTCTTGCGCCATCTCTCGATGGTGATGCTTACCTCTCGGCCTTCGTGTTGTCTTAATGCTGCCTCGAGTAGCGGCCTATTCTTGCGAACCTGACCGCCCTCGATTGAGCACTTTATCTCTATCTTTCTCACAATCCCCCGTGAATGTATTCAAAGCTATCGTCGTAGGGTGAACCGTTCTTCATGTAACGGTCTGATGCGATATCTAAGATGTCCTGCACCTCGTCGCTGATATTTACCTTGTAAACTAACCCGGTGTTGTCGTTCTCGATGTACGCGTAGTGGTTAAGGTTATCCAAGTGAATCTCCTTTGTCTTGTGGTTATTGCGATCGTCTTGGAAAACTTTGTAAGATACCTCTGCAAAGTACATTATCTCATCACGGTACTTTACATCCACCTCCAAACGTTCGTGGTCTGTATCGCAATCTTGATACGTGTCGAATGCGTAGCTGAAGTTCTCCTCTAAGTTGTTGAGGAATATCTGAATGTAGTCCTTGTGGCCGAAGATATCAATCGCGGCTCTCCATTGGTCTAAGCTAATTTCTATATCTGCAACTCTCATAACTCTATCTCTTCATTGATTACTGAATAGTGTAATTCGCTGGTAGTGTCGATGTCGAAATACTGATCTCCGATGTTAATCCGGGTGGTGCAGCTTTTAATCTCTACCTCGACCATTCCGATATCGTGGTCCTTTCTCCATTTCCACTTGGCTCGGGTTTCCAGAACTAACTTACCGTCGATGTTGGCCCGAATGTAGGTTTCATCCTGCTGGTAGTGGTTTACGATGTGATTGGTTACGCGCTCC